CTCAAAGTCGAATCCAAATTCACCCAATTTTTGTAATAACAAAATGGCAAAACCATTTCACAACCACGAGAAAATTGGGGATAAAAATATCCATGTGGGCGGCATGAATTTACAATCAAATTGCCTACTTCAGTGCCACCAGTGTAGCTAGCTAAAGAGGGATCAGTGACACCACCAGCAAACCTATCATCTGCCCCCGTGATAGGAAAAGTACTGGCTGAGTAATTAAGCGGATAATAAGACATCATGCCCAAACCGTATTGGTATGGAGACGCATTGATGGTTAACTTAATGTGCAGTGTAGCCTGAAGGCGGGAAAAACCTTTGATTTTAGAGTAAATCTCTGGGTTGTTAAAATACAAACTCCAGGGATCAAAGGATGTGGCCAAAGATCCACCTTCAGACCAATTCTGCGTGAAAATCTTAACTGGTCGCTTAAACCAATCTCGAAGTTCAAAATCTGGTGTGTGACCCAAATCAAACGATGAGTCATTAAGGGACGAGGTGAAGGCGACTGGATCTTGTCCAGCGTCTAAAAACTCAGTCAATAAATTAGATGTGTTTGTGGCAACTGTAGTCACGAGAACATTTAACAGTTATTCTAATGGTCTCGGGTTCTTAACCAAGCAGCATGGGTCCACCAACCCTAATAAGAGGTCCCGACATGGACAATATTAATATATATGTATACATATAGTGGCGAGTGTAAAAATCGTCGTACGGGTCGCAACCGCTTCGTAGAACACTCGGTCAGTTTTTATAGCAGGAAATAACTAAATAACATCTGCAAAGGGATACTGTCCTAACCCAAATGGAAGCACTAATAGACAAGAGTAGCTTTAGCCGCTATGGCTAAAGCAATCTTGTCGTAGACGGCCTCTGCTTCATCAGCCGTCTGTTGCATCACAGCATCATACCTAATGTCAATAACTGCTCCTTTGCGATACTTCTCTTCAAACCAATCCTCAAAAAACTGGTAAGTCAGCTCAACACGAGAGCCTGCAGACCCAGCACTGAAATACGTTTCAATGATGACTTGGCGTTCAATCTCCAACATCTCACAAACTGAGTCAACCAAAATTGTCTTCAGATCATCATATGCAACCTCACCATAATAATAGGTCTCCTGCAGCACACTGCGAAGAGTGCTGGTGAGCAATTGGCAATATGTCAACTGATCATGTTCGGTGTAGAATTCCAAAGGCTTCATAATTCTAACCTCTTCAAGCTTAGCGACACACCTGCCCTTGTGATCATCAGAAAATGACCTGCCTAAAAACGTGTAGTTTTTGGGAAAACGCTCAGTCAAAACGCTATTTTTCGCAGCATCAGTAAAAATGATCCCATACTTAGCAAGCTGACGCTGCATTATCATTTGATCTAGGATTCTGATGTTGTGTTTCTTGGACAATATGACGCTAGCCAACAGATCATCACCATAAGATGCCACACGAATAAGGCGTTTGCGCACTTCGACAAAAATCTCAAAAGTGAAAGCTTCGCCCATAAGGTCACGCAACTCATTAATGATTGCGATGCACACAAGCAAATTCACCAGACTACAATTGAATTGGGTAGTCAATGGGTTTCCAGAGCTGTTAACCGAATCAAACTCATGTACATTGCCGAAAAAATCAACAACACAATTGGTGAGATTGTTAAGCAAATTGCCCGTGGTGTTTAGCTGGTGCGTTTCGTAATTGCCAGACATCCTGCACATCTCCTTATAATAGTGCTTAATGGCATCAGAAAACTCCTCATACATAACGTATTCGAAACCCTGAAAATCACCATCAAAAATCTTTGCTTCGCCGGCACGCAGAAATTCGTGAAGTTGTTCCCACTGAATTGAACTAGAATCAATGCCGACCATCGTGCCAAAGAAAAAAGGATTCAAAGCCATGATCCTGCAAATAGTGAACAAATATTCACGTGTGAGTAGAGTGCACTCCATGGACATCACCAAAATAAACCTAATCCTACCTTCAGCGAGTTTGCTAGGTTTCATAGGCTCATCCTTGATTACTGCTTCGACCATACACTTATAGTTGCCTTTCTCCATGAGTGTGCGCAACTCAGCCAAAGCAATGGCCATATCCTCATGCAATCGATCTGGTTCGCCAGGTGTGCGTATGATGTAGCCCAATTTCCCCTTAGCACCTGTAGGCGATTGCTTTTCATTCCAAAAAAGACCGGCACTAGTGTGCTTATTGACTGGTTCACCAGCCTTGAGGCGAACACCAATATCATCCACTGACAAGCCATTTAAAGCTTCCTCAGGAGTGATGGGGTGTAGCTGTTTCAAAACGTGGTCATTGGGTCTATTAATCATATCTTCCTTGACATCCAAAAGCATAGCCTCAACTGCCATCATGGCATCTGCACGAAGCTGCCCACTCCAAGGCTGGTTTTTGGGTTGGCTGTATGCCTTGGCACAGGCAACAGCCACACCAACACCAACCTGTTTTGTGGTCAATTCAGCAATGACTTTACCTGAACCAAAAGTCTTAAAAGGTGTCTTGGAGAAGTCTTTCTTAAACAATATCTTAGCTAAGGGTGCTTTCTTCACTTTGGATTTGAAAGTTGCGCTCTTGAGCCTAACACGTTGGCCAACGAACCTCGCAGAACCAGTGGGCGTGAATACACCACCATTAAGCTCAGAAACAACGCCAGCTATCCAAGTCTTTGTCTCATCCTTCATATGGTGCTTATCCAGCATTGGCGGGCAACGATGAATCATGCGCCACAAATTAGCCATCTCTGGATTTTTTGGTTCATTCTCAGCAGTACATGCCAATTGGAGTGTGTAATCAGCAAACACGGGGTACGCCTTATCAGGAATCTCAGTAAAGACTTGGAAAGGTATGGTGAGCCCATCAAAATCTTGCTTACGCCACGGCACAATGAGTTTCTGAACAGGGTCATTGTCATTCACACCCATGTGCATGCCAAACAGCATGTATGGGTGTTCATTACCAACATCTCCA